CAATGAGCCTTTTGTCACAAGCTCAACTTCAATTTCTTGACCCATGGATTGCGCTGCACGGACATATGTCTCTGGTATTATATCAGCGGTTAATCCATCGTCACCTCCATAAATCCCAAGGGTCTCCCAGGCCTCCTCAGGCGACTGGAAAACTCCGTCAGAATCATTCATTCGCGCTTGCATATAAGATACAAATGCATTCGCTAACCCATTGAAACTAGCCGTTTCAGCTGAACCAGAAGCGCGCGTGTACTCACTATCGTACTCAACGCCTTCCGTGGTATAACCCTTACACTTATGTTGGGACTTGTGCAATTTCAGCAGCTCCTCATGATAAGCGCGTCTAAAGGCGCGTATTAAGGCACGTCGCTCAAGCTCACGTAACACATTACTGACATGACCATCAAATCGGTGGAAGTCAGAATTAGCAACATTGTGTTTAGCCTTAACGCACACGTCGGTGACACGCTGCGCAATTTCTTGCGGGGTCTTCCCAAACGCGTACCAAGCATGCACTTTCATGCAATGCTGGGTGAAGGCATAAATGAACTTTGAGTAAGCTGCCTTATCCGTACCGTTAACAGTCGAAATAAGACGCGGGGGCTTAACATCTCCATAAGACTCTTTCTTAATGAAGGAATTAATAATGGGTAAACCAACTGAGAATTGGGCCAGGTCCAAGATGCGGCGCTGAGTTGGACGGGCTTGCCGATCATACAACTCATCATCATCAACAGGATCAATCTCATGAGCCTCAGGAATCAAAAATTCAAGAAACTCATCCATATAAGTGGACATCACAGTAGTGACCTCCAAAATAGGGCTCTTAACTTTCTCAACACGCTCGTTAACAGCCTCTTGCTCTGAGGCTTTACCACTGGCAGGGACAAAACAATCACCTAACATCGGGTGCATAAAGGGCACCAACAGTGGTTTGTTAACTGGGTCATAAGTTATAGGCTGAAATTGATACACCTGGATGGCTTGGGCCACAGGGCACACAACAGCTGGTTTCGCTTGTACGCGAGAACGATGGTATTCTAACAGAGTTGCTCCTGCAACACGGTCAC